ACACCTCACTTTAGCCAGAGGGAAGTTAGTGATTAAAGAAACTGCCAGTTGGCAACTCTGAACAAAGTTGTTAGTGGTTTTGCAGGTAAATTAATAGGCCTCCTATGATAAGATGAGAAAACCTGACTAAGCTGTGAATGACTTGGTAAATAGAAATAGTAAGACGGGGGTTCGAATCCCCCCAGCTCCACTAACTTAAATAGAGAGGTAAAAAATGACAATGGGAATGTTTTATTTTGGAATTGTATTGACTTTGATAATTGTAGCAGGTGCATTGTATGCATATTCTGGTAATGATAAAGGAAGTTGGTTTTGATTTATTATATATTACTAGGTGTACTAGCACCAATATTATTGAATCTAATACATCTAATTTTAGGAATGTATGTAGTGATGTATAGAGGTAGTATCGTATCACTAGGATTTACAGGTATCAGTTTTCTCACCAAGACACTAGCAATGTTGTTCTTGACTTGGATCGGTATCGGAATCCTTGGGTTAGTGATGAGCATCTATATACCACTACTATGTTTCTTCTGGTTCTTTACTCACATAGTTGAGGCATTTGTTATCCAACACTATATGAATAAGAACACACCGAGTTGGTTACAAAATTTACAAATTAAATAATTGAAATATATTTATTAAATAATAATAAGGAATGACAAATGGACATTAAACAAGCTTACATTGCAGGGCTCCTAACTTCAGCACTAGCTGTCGTACTCTATATGGAGTTCATCTACGAACCAATCAAGATAACAAAACCAAACTATGTCGAGGTAGAACTACCAGCTATTAAACCAGATTTCTATGATGATGCTGTTGACCTAAAGGTATACTCAACAATGAATCCATCAAAAATTAAACACCTTCTAATTTATGCCTGGGGATTATGTGAAGAGTATAGGGTGCCTTATGATATCGTGAAGGCAGTGATACAAACGGAATCGAGTTGGCAACACAAGGCTGTATCATCGAGTGGAGCTATCGGTCTGATGCAAGTCAAACCATCGACTTCGATGTCGGAGTTCGACACACCAGGTTCAGAACTGTATGATCCTTATGTAAATGTCACGATCGGTATCAAGTATCTGGCTAGATTACATGAGAGGTTTAGAGATTGGAACACCACACTAACAGCATATTCTCACGGCCCGACTGCTACGGTTGCATATACCAAGGAATACATCAACACGAATTTTTATGTGCAGAAAGTTGGTAAGAATAGAAAATAATGCTTGACAAAAGGTTTTTTTATTCGTATATTAAAGGGTAATTTTACAAGGATTTTATATGGGAAAACACAGAAGTTATAAAAGATTCATAGGTTATAGTACAGCGTTTCGTCAATGGAAGGCTGATTCACATTGTAGTAAGATACACGGTTATGCTTTCTGTTTCAAGGTATGGTTCGAGGGTGAACTCGATGATAACGGTTGGGTTATAGACTTCGGTTGTTTCAAGCGTAACGGTGTGAAGGAATGGTTAAAATATATGTTCGATCATACCACTTGTATTTCAGCTGATGATCCAGAACTAGAAATGTTCCAAGAGATGGATAAACGAGAAATCATAGATCTAAGAGTATTCGATGATGGTGTGGGTTGTGAAAAGTTTGCAAAGTACATAGCAGACTTCCTACAAGAGATCGTACACAACGAGACCGATGGTAGGGTGAAAGTACATAAGGTTCAGGTATGGGAACATAACGATAACATGGCAGAATATATACTTTGATTGCAAATAATATGGCCCCTATAATTAAAAATCGTACTCTCTATATATAGGGACAAGTTAAACAAAAAATGAGGTTATAATGAGTAAGAAAATGAGACAACAAAACTATCTAGACGCTCTATACGAAATAGATCGTAGGTATGATGATGGTATGGCATATGTGAGTGAGGATGAAACTTTCCGACAGTTGATACCAGCTTTAGGATTGGATGGTGGTAATTTTGAAACTCTGTATAGGTCTATCCTAGAAAGTAATAATCAAGAATGGGACAAGAGTTTTGGTAGACCAAAGATAGATTATGAAAATCACGAAAAACAATTAGGGATTGAATTCAAGACATTAAACAAACAATATCAACGAGGTAAGATCGATGAGTATCTACCTAAGAAATTATTTGATGATGCTGCAACTCAAGCTTTCATTAATCCATTTCCACAGAATAATCAAAAGAGTGTAGCCAGTACATCTGTGATTGGTGACATAGAAAAATTGTCATTGTTACCAGAATCATATACTAAGATGATTTGGTTTCACCTTTGGGATAACGATGTGTATAAAGCTGATGTGCATTTGGATATGTTGGATTACATGGTAAATAAATACTACGATGTTGAGAGTTGTAGGTTTGAATATAACGATAGCATCAATGAGATGTCAACAAGATGTAACATAATTATTTATAAAATAATAGCAAAAAAGGCTTGACTTTCGGAAAAATTCTTTGTATATTTAGGTATGGAAAATAACAGATTAACTAACAATTTAAAAATGAGATATAAGTAATGAAACATCCGAATAAACCAATACAAACTTATGATAATTCAAGAGAACTTCATAATCAAAACCATTTCAATATATGGTATAATCAGAAAGAAAGAAAAGGATTATTACTCAATGATGTAATGGCTGGGGGGAAAACCTACAGTATAGGTTGTGAGAATGGGTTCATTCATCTCATAGATAAAGTTCAACCCAATCTACATTGGGGAGTGGTTGATGTACCAAGAAAGGAAAACATGACAGACGATGTTTTACTTGATGGGTTATATGATCTTACTCAAATATTGAAAAGACCTGTACGAATTGCAAGAAATGTATCTGATTTCAAACGACTTCTTTCTAAGAAAAAATTACAAAATAACAATTTTCTGATAATTTTTCTCAATACTACTCATTACTTTTGTGGTACTAGTGAAAAAAAAGATGATGTAATTATAAACTTAATAAAAATGTTTGATTTACAAGAACAAGGTTTTTATCTTGCTGATGAGTTTCACAAGGGTATGAATAAAAATGTTGAACAAACCAAAGAGAATTCTGGTTGGCATGCTGACGAAAGAAAGATGAAATTTGTTAGATATAAAATGTTCCAAAAGTTTCAAGGTATAACTAAATTTGTGATTGGGTTCACAGCTACACCATTATCAACTATGAAAAAAGATGATGAATTTTACATAATACCAAAATTAGATAAAAGTAAAAGAGTGGTAAGAACTTCGGTGATAGACAGAATTAATTATTATGATCCACCATTTGTACAATCTTTTAACAAGACTACGGGTAAGTGGGAGTCAAGTGTAGAAGAAAACTACCCAACTGAGGTACTACAAGATTTTGTGACTAGTATAATCAATAAAAACACAATCATTAATTATATAATAAAGAAGTATGATTTGAACATTCCATCGATCAAAACTAGTGGTATAATAAAAATAAATAATCTTACAAATTATCTTAATGTAAAAAGATTAGAATTCATGTTTAACTCTATTGATATCAATGTTCCCTTTCAATGGGCAGTCACTACTCACGAAGGAATTAAACTTTTCGAATATGATAATATAAAAAAAGAAAGTACACAAATACCACATGATTATGATGGTGATCAATTATTATACGATAATATGAATGATCCAAATCATCCATTAAGGTTCTTAGGTGTTATTGAAAAAGGTTCATTGGGAATTAATATTAAAAATCTGTATGGTGTTTTAAGTTTTAGACAACCGACCACATACGATAACGATGGTATACCTGTTATCAATAACACGGTACAATTCTGTGGTAGACCCATACGACTTAAAGTTAAGTATGAAGATTTAGTTGAATCACTACCAGAGGTACTAAAGGTGAATCCTCAAGAAATACATGAAATATGGGCTGAAATAAATTCAGCGATTTATTTTTTACCTGATGATGATTTTCACAGAGATGTTGAATCGGATTTGATAACAAATTATTACAACAAGTCAGAAGTTTACGAGAAATTAAATGAAATTAGTGGATTATAATAAAAAACAACCAATTGGTGAAGTCTATACCTGTCTGCAGGGAGAGGGTAAGTACATAGGGATACCACATATTCTTATCCGAGTAACAGGCTGTAGGTTACGGTGTCAGTTCAAGGACTCGTTCTGTGACACACCCTATGCTTCTTGGAAACCAGAGAAGGGTAACTTTACATTAGAACAAATCTTGGAGTTCTACGAGAACAATCCACAGATCAATCACAGCATGATAACAGGTGGAGGCCCTACTATACATCCTGCTCTTTTGAAGGAACTTTGTATCATAGGTAAGAAATATAATCACACCGTGACCATAGAGACCGAAGGCAGTGAGTTCGTACAGACAGTTGCTGATTGTATATCCCTATCACCTAAACTAGCAAACTCAACTCCGATACCAGGTACATGGATGCCATATGCAAATCGTGAGGTCACGGAGAAAGATAAACAACAACACGAGAAGTGGAGAACCAATTATCATGTAATGCAACAGTTGATAAATAATCACGATGATTACCAGATAAAACCTGTGATATCCAATGAGGATGATCTAGAAGAGGTGAAGTATATACAACAAGTGTTGGATGTGCCCGATGATAAGATATGGTTGATGCCCGAGGGGATCACAGAAGAAGAATTGAATACTCGTAGAAAGTGGTTGATGGAAGTTGCAGTAAACGAGGGTTATAATTTTACAGATAGGTTACACATAATAGCATATGGAGACAAGCGTGGTGTTTGATATAATAGGTTGGTTAGGTACTGCAAGTATATTACTTGGATATTATTTGAATGCAAGAAAACTAGATACATCTTGGATAGTGTGGTTTCTTGGTAATCTTTTTATGTTGATATATTCTATCAAGATAAATGCAAGTCCACAAGTTTTGTTATCTGTTGTACTTATGGTCTTGAATGTTTACGGTTATTTAAATTGGAGAAAACTTAATAAATGAAAAAGGCAATACTGAGTTTATCTGGTGGATTAGATTCCACAGCTCTTCTGTTACATCTGATAGAGAAGAAATACGAGATACATACTATCAGTTATTACTACGGACAGAAGAATAAATCAGAACTAGATGGATTAGCTAGAATCCTACATTACTTGGAGTATGAAGGATATAAGATAACCAATCAAAGAATAGATCTATCATCTGTATTCGGTTCGTTCAACTCGTCACTAACAAGTTCAGATGTTGATGTTCCGATAGGTAAGACCGATGAATCCAAGATGAAGATGAATTTTGTTCCTAATAGGAATGCTATATTCTCATCTGTATTGTATGGGTTTGCTGTATCACTAACCAAGGAACAAGATACAGAGGTGGATTTATGTTTGGGTGTACATGGTGGTGACGGTAATGTGATACCACCAGATTGTACAGCAGAGTTTCATGAAAAACTTGAGGATGCTTTCAAGATAGGAAATATCAACACCGATAGGATAAATTATTATCTACCTTATGTTGATAAGAAAAAATATAATATTATCGAGGATGCTTACTTTGTCTGTCAGTCATTAAATCTGAATTTCAGATTTATATTTGAGAATTCAATATCATGTTATAACGGAAACGGTTGTGGTAAGTGTGGGGCATGTAAGGATAGGATCAAGGCATTTGACAAAGCTGGGATCAACGATGTAACAAAATATTTAGGAGATGTGAATGAGTAAATTAAAATATGCAAACGGTAACAGACCGATGACCGAAGAACAAAAACAACAGATGATTGAAGAAGCTGCTGTACATTATGGTCATTATATGGATGCACTAAACATCGATTGGAGAAACGATCCAAACAGTGCAGATACACCTTTGAGGGTTGCTAAGTCATTTGTAAATGATCTAGCTGCTGGGTGTTATAATACAGGCCCGAACATCACTGCTTTCGATAATGTTGATAAGTATGATGGTATTATCTTTCAAGGTAATATCACCGTACACTCGTTTTGTTCTCACCATCACCTACCATTTATTGGTCAAGCTCATGTTGCATATCTACCGAGTGAGGATGGTAAGATTATCGGTCTGAGTAAACTGAATAGAATAGTTGAGTTCTATTCTCGTAGACCACAGGTACAAGAGAATCTAACCATGCAGATACATAAACATATTGAGAGGGTTTGTGAGAACACATCTGGTGTGGGTGTGATGGTTGAGGCTAATCATCTGTGTGCTTGTGTTCGTGGAGTAAAACATAATGCTACTATGAAAACAACAAAACTTAGTGATGCATTCAAAAATGTCAGTAGGGTAAGAGAAGAATTTTATAACTTTATAAGGGATTTGAAATGAAAAAATATTTGACTTGGGAAGATATTGATAAGTCAGTAGACAAGTTATGTGAAAAGGTAGACAAGGATGTTACAGGTGTATATGGTATACCTCGTGGTGGTTTGATCATTGCTGTCATGATTAGTCATAAATTAAAGATACCGTATTATGATGAACTCCGAGGTTTGTATGGTAGTAAGTTTTTACTTGTAGATGACATCGCCGATACAGGTGGTACATTGGAACATTATCATGGTCTAGGTTTCAACGATATGGTAACAGGTACAATACATTACCATAAACAATCTTCTGTAGAACCAGATTATTGGGTTGAAGAAAAAGGTGATGATTGGATTGTGTATCCTTGGGAAAGAGAGGATAGTGAAGAGATACAGGATTATTTGAAATGAGTAAATTTAAATACTTTCCATCCTTTTCTGTTGCTGGATTTGGTCAAGCATTGAGAAAGGATTTAAAATTAAAAAACGGATTAACTTCTAGGTTTTACTCCAAGGAGTTTCCACAGAAATATCGACATATAGAATTTCTGATATCAGCTGGTCACTTTCTAAAACATGAGGATCTGTATGGTGAACATGGTTTTACAAAGGATAATATTGTTATGGGTGACTCTGGTGGTTTTCAGATTGCTTCAGGTGCTTTGAAGTGGGATAAGTCATTGTTGGAAAAAGTTTTTATTTGGTTAGAAAATAATTCCAATATTGCAATGAACTTAGACATACCACCAAAGATGGAATACGAAGGTATGTATGAAGAGTGTTTGAAAATCAGTAAGGAAAATTTTAAGTACTTTGCTGATAAACAGACAGGTAGGGTTGACTTCCTAAATGTAGTCCAAGGTACTAACGAGGTAGAGTACATGGATTGGTACGGTCACATAAAAGATTTTCCATTCCAAGGTTGGGCTATAGGTGGTGGTGGTAGAAACATATATGCTTTCATGTCTGGTGTTCTATCCATATTGAATGGTAGGGAACATCTAAAAGATACCAATAAATATCTCCATATTCTAGGTATATCCAAGATATCAGATTTTCTAATGTTGAATCAATTACAAAAATCTCTGAATGAGGTCGGTTCTAAAATGGTGGTCACCACAGATAGTTCTTCACCAGATAGAGCAGTTGTTTTCGGTGGATACTATCTTGATTATGATTTTAAGAAAGGTTCTTTTAAATCAATAAATGTACCGAAACGAGATGAATCGTTCAGAGATCAACCATTCAAGTATTTACCAATATCAACTGAGTTTGATAAAGAGTATCTACACGATGCTTTACATTGGGAGGATACGATAGATTGGACTAGTCAATGCACTACTGCTATTAGACTACACAATCTTATGGTATTTAAGGAAGCGATAGATAAGGCTGAATATTATGTACATTGTCATGATTATATGTTAGAACAAATCGTTTCTAGAGATATGTATAAACTTTTAAAATCATTAGATGAGATGGTGAAGAGTGATACTCCGATTAAGGTGTTTGAAAAGTATAAACAACTTTACACGAAGATGAGTAACATTAGAAAAGACACCACTGCTCAAAACCATAACTTTTTTTAGGAGATAATATGATAACTTTTACACCAGAACAAATACAAGACAATTGGAACAAACTGATCAAACTCATTGAGGATACATTCGATGGGGATCGTAAGGATAAGTTACTCAAGATGTATAAACACTTTGAAGATAGGATGTGTGTTGCTCCTGCATCTGGTCAAGAACACTTTCATCTGTGTACGCCAGGTGGATATGTACAACACATTCTAAACATCGTTCATTACAGTAAAGAGTTTTACAAGATATGGAAGGATAACGGTGCTATAGTTGACAACTATACCGAGGAAGAACTTATCTTTGCTGCTATGCATCATGACTTGGGTAAGGTCGGTGATTTAGAACAAGATCATTACATACCGAATCCATCTGATTGGCATGTGAAAAACCAAGGTAAGTATTTCATCAATAATCCTGAGTTACAATTCATGACACCACCAGATAGAGGTATATGGATTTTAAATCAGTTTGATATTAAGATTACCATGAATGAAATGATTGGAATTAAACTAACCGATGGTATGTATGATGAAGGTAATATCCAATATCTCAAAGCATATGCACCAGAGAAGAAATTAAAAACAAATATGCCACACATCCTACACCAGGCTGATATGGCTACTACTCGTATTGAATATGAGATGTGGATAAAAGAAGAACAACAAGAAGAAGTTAAGGTACAGAAGAATGTTGAAAACATCAAGAATGCTGTTACCATGAAGGAAACATCAGAACAGTTATCTCAAAAATCAAAAGATCTGTTCAATGAACTATTCGGAGATAAGGAATGATATTAGAAATTACATTCGGATTTTTTATCATTGTTGAAAGTTATATCATTTGGAACCTCATGAGAAAAACAGAACTATTAGAGACTTGGATTGAGAATTTTACTGATACAATACAATCCGTAAATGATAAAATAATTGAAATAGATGGTAAGGGATATTTTGAATCCGATGATGAGGTTGGAGCAATTTACAAACAAATTAAACAAGTTATCACGGAACTCGATAACTACAAAGGGGAAATACAATAATGAATACAGCTAAGATATCTGGCTCAGTAAAAAACACACCGAAACCAAAGATGAAAAGAAAACGGAAGAAAAAGAGTAAGATTTATTTCGGTACACCTGTACAGAATGCAATCATAAGATATAATGAATGTAAAAATCCTGTCATACAGAATAGGATATATAGAGAACACATTCAAAAGGCTTTCGATAAACTAGCAGAGAATCTCATTCATACATTCAAGTTTTATTATTTTGATTATCCCCTAGAAGAAGTAAAACACGAGGTCGTTGCTTTTCTTGTGATGCAGATGCCAAAATACAATTCCGATAAGGGTAGAGCTTTCTCATACTTTTCTGTTGTTGGTAAAAATTGGTTAATTCTTCACAATAACAATAATTATAAAAAGATGAAGATCCATGATCAACTTACCGTGTTGGATTACAAAAGAAATCTTACATCTGAAAATTCATTAACAGAAGCTGATGAGTTCAACATAGAGTTCGTAAATCAAATGTTGGATTATTGGGATAATAACATCACAAATATATTCAGACGACAGAAGGATATACTTGTTGCAGATTCTGTTCTAGAACTTTTTCGTAGGAGAGAACACATTGAAAACTTTAATAAAAAGGCTCTATACATAATGATCCGTGAGATGACAGGTTCTAATACCCAACACATCACTAGGGTTATAAATCAGATGAAGAATTATTATCTGAGTATGATGCAGGAGTTTTCAGTTGAGGGTAAGATAGATACATCGAATACTGGTTCTATATTTTAATGAAGAGATGGCCTGAAGAATTATCATACAACGATATTTATTTTCCTATCATTATGAATGATTGGATGCAGTGGGAGGATATACATTATATGATCGATGTTATCAATTATTGGATATCTAAGGATAAACCCAATATCACAACTCACGAAGCTGATCTGATACACGAGATGATTGGTGTGACATAATCATTGGGGCTGTAGTTCAGTTGGGAGAACGCTTCCCTTGCACGGAAGAGGTCGCAGGTTCAAATCCTGTCAGCTCCACAAAAAAAAGGGGAATATCTGTTCCCCTTTTTTAATGCCTATATATATAGATATATCGTGATTTTTTGGTTGTTGTATATTTATATATGAATTCAAACACACAGGCAGATTATGAGTATAGATTATGAATTATTTGATGGTAAATCATTATCATCATTATTCAAAGATATTTATGATAACACGAAGTATAACAGAAAACAATTGGATGTCCTAACAAGAGAACTCACTAAATTTATAAAAGATGGAGATACAGCTGTACAGATCGTACCAATGATAAAGGAGTATCTTGAGATCAATGTTAAAAATGATGACCAACTTGTGAAAATGGCTGGTATCGTGCAAAGATTAATCTCTGCTGAGGGTAAGGGATCGTCAGAAGATGAATACGGTCTTACCGATGAAGAAAAACAACAGTTACTATCTGGTATTGAAACTTCGATAAAAGATATACAAAAGGAGTCTGATAATATTCATAATAAAATTGAAGAAAATAGTAAGGTAAATTAAATGTGGAGAAAAAAAAGAAAGAAAGATTTAACTTCAACTATACCTCTAGATAGACTTGCTACACCAACTCAAATTAGTTCCTATGTGAAAAATTTAATAAATGCTTCTCAATATGATGTACACGAATCTGAAGCATTCGAGGTTACAAATGTAATATTAAATCAAACTATAAACCATGGAGCAGTACAAGGTACTTTCTTGAATAATCCCAATCAAGAAATAAAAGGTGGTGTAGTCCTACCATTATCACCACATATACAATATATACCCGTAGTAGGTGAGCATGTGGTCGTTACTGAATACAATGGTCAACATTATTACACATCAATTATAAATAGAAAAAATAATCCTAATGAAAATTCAATACCAGGTGTTGCAACGAGTTACATACCCAATACAAAATTCGGAAACAGTTTTGAGAGAAGGGATATAAGAAATATTAAAGTAAATGAGGGAGATTTAGTTTTCGAAGGTAGGTTCGGTAACACATTAAAGTTTGGATCAAATCCAAAAACACAATCCCCTAATATAAGATTGAGAGTAGGTCAAAATAATCTACCAGAAAACAGAGGTGAACCTGTCGCAGAAGATATTAATAAAGATGGAAGTTCTATATATTTATCTACAGATGAAAATATAAAAATAGATGGTATGATGACTAAGCGTGGTTTTTTGGATAGTCCTGAAATCCATGGTAATAGTATCGTCATTAATTCAGATCAAATATTTATGAATGCTAGGACAAATGACATCAACATTAGATCTTCTGAGAATGTTGTTATCGAGGGTAAAGAAGTTTTTATACACGCGACTTCTTTGGGAACCATAAAACTCGGTAACCCAAAATCTTTTTTTATACCAACATTAAGAACCGATGTTGTGACGGATTTGTTTAAGGATTTGATAGCTTCTATTCAAGAAGGATTCACAGCTTTAACTAAAATATCAACTCCAGCAACAATCCCTGCAGCAGTGAAAGATATAACTAATATTGTAGCTAATAGGGTTCCAAATATAGTTGACATTGTTGCAAATGAAAAATATTTAAATAAGGAAATAATGATAGCTTTACCTAATTATAAAATACCAAAGACAAATAAATCAAACAAAACTTCCAAAACATTATTAGATGGTGTGGATCAAAATAGTGTTGGAAGTTCAGGTCTCGGTAGTGATGGTAATTTTAATTCCGATAATTTTGAAAGGCCTTCAAATAGAACCGAGGATGGTTCTCGTGATACAGGCCCAAGAAGATATTAACAGTAGGAGTAATCATGAACAAAAAACAATTCTTGAAAGTAATAACAGAAGTTGTTCGTAGAGAAGTAAACAAAGAGGTCAAAAAGATATTTATAAGAGAACAAAGTTCTCCACAGATGTCTTCGACAGACCAAGCTGGAAGAAAATCTAAAGATATCAAATATACTAAAAATAAAAGTTTGAATGATGTTTTGAATGAAACCGTTGGATTAGCTAAGAATGAAAAGACTGATTATCCAACAGTTGGTGGTGGAACTTTTGACACTGCCAGAATGACTGAACTTTTAGGATATGGTAAAAGTGATGAGATGAAAAGGGATATGGTTGCTGTCGATACTATCAAGAAAGCAGGTAGATCAGTCGATCAGGTACCAGATCATGTCACTAATGCATTGACTAGAGATTATAGTGGTTTAATGAAAGCAATAGAACAGAAGAAAGGAAAGAAATAAAATGGCTGAAAGTTCAAGAGAGACAGATTTAAATCCAAGTACTTATATAGGACTATCATTTCCTCTAAGAGCGGATAACAATAATAACTTCGCTATGACAAGAAACTCTCTAGAACAATCAGTTCATAATCTTAAAAATCTACTGATGACAAATATTGGTGAGAGATTGAATCAACCAGAGTTCGGTAGTAAATTATTGGGTCTATGTTTTGAACCAGATGATGGAAGTCTAGCAGAAAAGGTTGATCAAGAGGTTCGTAGGGCTGTCAATAGATGGTTATCTTATATAAATATACTCAGAGTTGATCTACTTACGGATCAAGAAAATCCTAATAAGATTTTCGTTAGTATTTCATTTTCAACAAATTTAAATCCTGATGTCACTCAGACCACGACTTTAGATACTGGTGGTCAAGGTTCAGGTGGTGGAGGATATTGATGGCTAGAACAACTGTAAAGAAAAATGTAGTAAAATCTGTAAACTATTTGAATAAGGATTTCAATGATTTTAGAAATAATCTTATTGAGTTTGCAAGACAATATTTTCCTAACACCTACAATGATTTTAATGAAGCATCACCAGGTATGATGTTTATCGAGATGGCTGCATATGTGGGAGATGTTTTATCTTATTATATAGACTCTCAATTCAAAGAATCATTACTAGCTTATGCTGAGGAAAAAAAGAATGTATATAATATAGCTCAATCCTTTGGATATACTCCACGAGTCACATCAGCTTCAGATGTTGTTTTAGATGTTTTTCAAACCGTACCTGCATTGAATGATCAACCAGATTTTAGATATGGACTAACTATTAAAGCTGGTACTACGATCAAGGCTAGTACCAATGGAACTACATTCAGAACTTTAGAAGATGTTAATTTCAAAACCTCTGATTTATCTAATAACTTAGAATCTACAATCTTTGAAACTAATGGTGGTATACCAACTAAATTTTTATTGAAAAAACAAGTTAAGGCACAAAGTGGTGAGATCGTGACTGAATTTTTCGATTTCGGTACAGCTGAAAAATATACTCAGATAAAATTATCCAATGCTGATGTGATAGAAATCATATCATGTCTAGACTCAGATGGTAATGAATGGTACGAGGTTGACTCATTAGCAAGGGATACGGTGTTTGAGGATATGGAAAACAATACCACCAATGATCCGACATCCGTTGCAGATGGGCAGACTGCACCATACATATTAAAACTAAAAAAGACCTCTCGTAGATTTTCAACATTTATTGATGAAGCAGATAAAGTTACTCTAAGATTTGGTGCCGGAGTATCGGACAATCCAGATGAAGAAGTGATTCCCAATCCAACTAGTGTTGGTTCGAGTTTACCTGGCAGCCCATCATATTTGACAGATGCATTCGATCCTAGTAACTTTTTAAAAACAAGGACTTTCGGATTAGCTCCGTCCAATACCACATTGACTATAAAGTATGCCTTCGGTGGTGGTTTGACTGGTAATGTAGGTCAAGGAACAATAACGGATATATCAAGTATTACTTTTGAAATACAAGACAGTTTATTATCAAGTGCACTAGTGGATGAATCTAAAAATTCAGTTGGTTTTACAAATCCCTTACCCGCTAAGGGTGGTGCTGCTGGACAATCTGTTAGGGAAGTCCGAGAAAGTGCTCTAGCTCATTTTCAAGCTCAACAAAGGGTCGTGACAAAAGAAGATTATATAGGTAGAGCTTATTCATTACCAGCTAGATATGGGTCTGTCGCTAAGGTTCATTTCGTTCAAGATGATCAATTGAATAAATCATCTGCGACAGAAGATTTGGAAAGAACCATTACTGCAGATGACATAGGGTCGACTGTTCTATCATTACAAACTGGTAGGATACCGAACCCTCTCGCAATGAATATGTACACATTAGGCTATGACAATAATAAAAAATTAACTACATTAAGTCAGACTGTAAAAAATAATTTGAAAACATATCTATCTCAGTTTCGAATGGTAACTGATGCTATTAATATAAAAGATGCTTATATCATAAACATAGCTATAGATTTCGGTATATTAACTAAAGTAGGTTTCAATAAACAAGATGTTTTATTAAGATGTGTAACTGCTGTGCAGGATTTCTTCAATATAGATAGATGGCAGATCGGTCAACCTGTGGTACTATCGGATATAGCATATGAATTGTCATTAGTTGATGGGGTAGCGACAGTCGTACCACCATCACAAAATAATCCGAATAATTTACCAGTTGTTGTGACTAATAAGTTTAGTGTTGCTGAGGGATATTCTGGTAACTTTTACGATATCACATCTGCTCTAAGAGAAGGAGTATTATATCCATCATTAGACCCTAGTATATTTGAAGTGAAATTTCCTAATTCTGACATTAAGGGTAAAGTCCTTGGTGATAATTTAGGTGTAACGGAGTAATTAGATGCATTTTTTTACATTCGCAGATAAAGATTCAACCTTGTATGAAGCTAGCGGTAGTCTGAACGCTGGATTGGATGAAATATTAGAAATACGAAAGGATGTTAGTGACACAGGTGATGTGATTAATGTATCTAGGATTCTAGTTAAATTTAATATATTGTCAATATCACAGTCAATAGTTAACAATGTAATAACTAGTCCTAGATTTTATTTAAATTTATTTGATGCTAAACCAACAGCATTAGCAACATCACAAAGTTTATTTGCTTATCCTGTCAGTCAGTCTTGGACTATGGGTGACGGTAGAAGTTATGATGATCCGATCACCGAAGAAGGTTGTAGTTGGTTTTATAGAGATGGAGAGACTGATGGCACATTATGGGCAGAGGTGACATCATCTGGTGGTACTTGGTTTAGTGGTAGTGGATATGAGGGTAGAACTAACTTCGACCATAAGACAAGAGATTTGAGAATGGATGTGACTGATATTATGAATAAGTGGTTGGATGGTACGATACCGAATGAAGGATTCATTGTTAAAAGAAGTGGTAGTATAGGTAATAATAATACAAATTCGGATGAAGGTAGTACTGAAAGATTTGGTAACTTTTCATTCTTCTCATCAGACACACATACAAAATATCCACCAACATTAGAAACAGTCTGGTTTGATTCGAAATGGGATAGTGGGTCGCTCAGTCCATTAACCTCTACAAATTTAGAAGATTTGGTTATTTATATGAAAGGTTTAAGGCCAGAATATAAGGAAAATTCTAAAGCAAAATTCAGAGTAGTGGGTAGGGAAAGATATCCTGAAAAAACATTTGCCACAACACCAGCTAACCTTACGGTAAAATATTTACCAAGTGGGTCATCCTTTTATTCAATCAAGGATGCTGAAACGAATGAAGTAATCGTACCGTTTGGCACATCATCATTGATAAGTTGTGATAGTTCAGGTAATTATTTTAATTTGGATCTTAATGGATATCAACCAGAGAGATATTACACATTGGAATATAGGATACAAAGTGGAAGTGATACACCTGATGAAACCGATCAATATTTTGACGAGGGATTTACATTTAAGGTAACAATATAATGCCATATACTAATCAAGAATTAGATAACATAGATTTTTATAGAGAATTCATAGATCAGAAAAAAATTGATTATTTAGATAGAATTGCAAAACAGGCTCTAAATTTTTTTCGAAAAGAAAACGGAACACTAGTTTCATTCGAGGACATTGATACTGGCTTAGGTTTGGAAACAGCAGAATTTACTAATGATACCTATGGACTGTTGGAATCAGCTTTGGTTAGTAATGGTATAGAGTTATATGAATTTACAGAGATTTTAACAAATCCAGATGATGTTGCAGCTTATGAGGCTAGTCTAGCTGGAGCTAGTGCTATGAATCCACCACAGTTCCCACCAGTACCAAGCACATCGGACATTTTCGAATATATAAGATCTCTAGTCGCATCTCGAACTGATAAAAAATATCACGAACACGATAGATCTAGTAGACTTGAATCGATTATAGATAGACAGATAACAGAACTAGCAACGGTCGCATTTGCAGAACAACTACCTGAAGGTATCTCAAATGGAGATGTGATTACGAATGAATATGCGAATGACGATAGAAAATGGTTAATACAAAATAATCAGAAGAGAATATATCCAGATCTAGAGACTTTTTATGGAAGTGGTGTACCCTTCAATAAAATTAAAACTCTTACGATGGAACAATTAAGAGATATACCTAGTGGAGAACCTGCAGAATGATTAGACTGAATG